GGAATATGAAAAGAAATTAGCAGAGAAAGAAGATCAAATAAACTCATTACTTCAAACTATCAGGGACATTTTAGATCCTAAAAATCAAGCATTAATTGAAATCTATCTTAATCGCCAAGTTACAAAATGAGATGCAAAACACACTATACCATATTTGGATGCGAAAGAACGATCAAAATGATCAGATCAAAGTCATGGGTCAACGGAATATGTGCAGACTGTGAAAAGGCAATTGCAAAACAATACAATTCAAGAAAACATCCTGGTCATCCTTACAATTTAATCAGAAAATAACCAAAAGAAATTGTCACATCTAGGAACACATATCACGGTATTCTCGCCAATGTGCTGCGAGATAATGGATTTTTTCCTTTCCAATCCAAAAATATATTTCACACCTACCTCATTGTCACTTTCCATATCAAAATCCGTGAATTCCGTCAAGGCATGTATGCACCTTCTGCAAAAAAACAGATACCTGTCCAAGAATGGAAACTCTTACAACATATCACGTGAAAACATGAAACTATGGTGGAATGATTTTCGAAACAATCTTGAAAAATAATGAACGTCTGCAACAACAAATGTGAAAAATACAGATTCAAAAGAAAGGGAATGAAATCAATCTATGAATCAGGAGGAAAAGGATGCAGGTGCTGCAACATTTTAATCAAATATGACGGTTTACGTTGCCCATGCTGTTCTTCAAAACTGAGGACAAAACCAATTGACAGAAAGGCAAAGATGAGAATCAAAATTCCAAGATACTGATTACATAGAATAATGAATAAAAATACTTCTAAAACTTTGTTAACACACCAACTAGAATTAACCAAATCTGGATCTGTACATGGAAGAATTGTATATGCGTGGGGTGTATCTCCTTACTGTTCTACCTATTACCCTGAGCACACAACATGGCTGTTGGAAAATGGATATGATATCATTCCTGAACACAACGAAGGAAAGTGTGCTGGTTTTATCTGTGGACATAATGAGCCAACAATAATCATAACAAAAAGAAATTTTGAGTAAAGAAAATCCTAACCGCTGCCCCAACTGCGGATATTCAATGCAGAATCTTTACACAAGATCAAAGAATTCAGAAGGAAAAGAAACATGGAAAACTATTGGCTCAAAGTTTTGTGAAAAATGCAACATAGAAAAACCATCCAAAGAAATTAAGATTATTTGTTAATTGTATACGAAAATTCGTATACGTTTTTGTTGGTTTTTGCATTAACCTTAAAAGAGAAAAATACTTTTTTTAATTCAGATTGGGATTTGTCTCTCCATACAAGAAAAAGCCAAAATCCAATACTACTAAACAAAAATTACAAAATGGAACTATTTCAAAAGTTATCTCAGATAACTTTGAAGGATTATCAAAAGAAGAACTAGAAGGATTATGGCAGATACATAATGAAACCATAAAGGAACTAGAAGGTCCACAAACTGAACGTTATACAAGGTTTACTAGTGATCTTATCATGAGATTGAGGGATGTCTCAGAAAAGTTAATTCTTGCAAAGGCCATTCCTGAATTTCAATCAAGAAAAGATACAGCCTCATATGTATGGCAACAAATGAAATCAAGAAATATCCCATATGCAAAATCTAACTTTTACAAATATTTTTCAGAAGAACAAAAAAGAGATTATCAGTCAGCTGCATTCCTTGAAAAAATACCTGAAAAAAATCACAAGCATGATTTTTCTGCAATCGTAGGAAATTTTGAAGGAATAGGGGAAATCAAAAGATGTGCAGCACAGGGTGATGTGTTATGCCAAGCAAAAATGATAGATGGTCAAGTGTACGAGAATATACCTGACAAGGATTCAGACGCAGAACTTACAAAAAAACCCCCAAAGGATCCAATATTTTACGAGGAGGAAAATGAATATTTCTTAATGATATTACAAAAAGTGATAGAATCACTAAAATCAGTACAGCATTACTACATACGACATCCTGCCTTTTCAGAATTATCTCACGAAGACAAGAAAAAATTACGAGAGTCATTATTAATGGTTGAAAAATCAACAGAATTTGTCAATGCTGCATACAATGATAAGACCAAAATTCCAACAATGACTGAACATTTACTGGTATTGGCATATGCAGAAGAGACTCAGAATGCTGCAGGTGGGTTGTATTTGAGTATGCTCAGAAAGTTTGGAGCAGAAAAGGTAGAACATGCAAAAGAAATTCTTAGCGATTATGTAGTACCAAAACAAACAACAAAAAAAATGGCAGGAAAAACTCCACAATTGCACCCAAGATATGATCCCAAGAACAGGAAAGAAGCAGAAGATAGAGGATTTGACGGTGGTAAGTGCTCAAACACAAAATGCCCTAGTTTTGGATATCGTCTTGATTATGACAGAGTAAAAGTTGGTACAGTTACTAATGAGGGAAAAGAAAAAGATGTTTACGACACAAAACTAATCTGTTTTGCATGTGGAACTGTCCAGATTCCAAAAACAATCAAACTCCCAAACATGCATCCAAAGGTAACAATGAATTGGAATTCAAATGATTGATTCTCTTAATGAATGATATAAAACAAACTTTGGAATTGAAGGACACAAACTTCACAAAACTTTACTGTGGTTGTCGAATCTCTACCAAAGGAAACCTATACGAGGAGTGTTTACAACACAGTAAAGGAAATTTTATGAAATGAATGAAACAACATTTGATATAGATATCTGGAAAATGCAACATCCTATGTTTCATGAAAAATTATCCTTTGATGAGATACAGGAAGTTCAATTTAGTGATCTGACAAAAGAAAAAGAATTATCCTATCTGAAAAAAATATTGATAGAATTAACGATATTATATTCAGATCCACAAATCAATGCAAAAGATTTATTCCCACACATGGTAAACCGTCTGATAACAAAAAGAATAAAAGAATTAGAAAAATGACTGAACATCCATCTTTTAAACAAAGCAATTTTCTAAATACTGTATTCCCTAAACCTCCTTATCATTGTGTATCAAGACAATCAAATCCTGAACTGGGATCATTAGAGTCTGTAATTTACCAAGAAGATTACACTAGGACAACATGTGATAGTTGTGAATGTAACCTGGAATCATTCTCTAGAGAAATCGAAAATGAATTTGATGACAATTGGGAAACTGAAACTATTTGTAAAAATGATTATCTAAAACTGCCAAAACAACCTATACGATTAGAACAATTGAGAATAGAGATAGGCAAATGCAAGAAACAAGAGTATGAACTAGGAATCTATCATCATTTAATGACTTATGATTATAATTCGTCTGCAATGTGTGAAGTAATACCAGTACCTAAACTAGAAGCAAGAATACCTAAGAAACTAGAATAGTTCCATAATACTTCTCTAATTCCCTGAAATAATTTTCTACGCATACTATGTGCGTAAAAGAGGGCAAATCGAGATGACAGGCCATGCATGGGATGATAACAACTATGAAGGAAAGGCATTGCGTAGAGTTTTCACTAAACTACTAAAGAAATTTGAAAGTGAGATTAACAAAGATGAAATTGATTTAGAAAAGTACCAAAGAATTGCACACACATTATCACTAATTGCAAAGACAAAGGCTGATCTTGCATACAAGGAAAACCGTATTGAAGATAGGCTAAAACTATTAGAACAACTTACCCCATCTGACATCAAGAAAGGTACAATAATCTTGGAGGCATTACACCATGCAAAGGAACTCCCACACGAAGCAGATTGAAGAACTAGAGCAAAAGATTCTCTCTAGGCATTCATCAAACAAACAATTATCAACACAACAAATACTAGAGAAAATGTCCACACTACCTTTCTGGTGTGGAGACAATCACAAGCATGAAACTAATCCTGAGTATTGGAATGATTTTTGCTGCACACAGCATGTCGCAGGACTACCAAGACATCCTGCAACAAAGAAAGAGATGCCACCAACCCCATACCAACTGGAATTTGTAGCCGAGGTAATGAAAGCCGTAACCAAACCTGAAGGAATAACTCAGGAAGATTGGGACAGATTTTCTCACAAATTCCACATATCAAAAGGAAGACAGATGGGATTTACAGAAATTGTATTGCGATTAATCTTTCATTTTACCTTTTCAAGATATGCTAATTCCAATGTGGGAATTATGGCTGCAACCAATGGAGCATTGGCAAGAAAGGATCTAAGAAGATACTACAAACTATTTGTGCACATCAAAAAAGTCGTTACACAGGAAATCAAGGCAACCAAAGAAGGAACTTGTATGAAAATTGCTACTCAAACCACTGTCTGGGCATTTGCAGCTTCAGAAGAAGCAATTACAGGAGACACAAAATATGCCTGCATCTACATGGATGAATCAGCCAAATGGAAACTGGTAGATGACAAGCCAGTATTCAACTCAATAGTGCCCATTGTAGAAACAAACGGTGCTGATCTATATCTAGTATCCACGTTCAAAGGACCCATCAAAATGTTTTACAAAATCTCAATTGATGAGAAGTCAGATTACATAAAATTACAATACAATCTCTGGAGAACCGAAGGAAATCTTTACACCACTGAACAGATTAAGACAATGCTGGCCTCAAAGGATGTTGATCCAGATCAGGAATATCTATGCAAGGCCACAATAGGTGAAGATTCCATACTTGGTTCAATCACAGATGATGATAGAGGAACGTTTAGTGAATGGGGAGAGCCTGAAGAAGACGAGGAAGACGACAGTTACGTTGAGGATGAAGATGATTGGTCTTAAGGTAGTGATGTGTGATCCTGCAGGCAAGGTATCCCCATTCAATGATGATTATGATATCAAGAATGATCCGTTTGGAATAATTGGTGCAGAGTTTGATTTAAACAATTACAAGATAAGGTGGAGACTTGCAAAACAGTTCAAGAAAGATTCCTTCCAGAACGTGGCGATGTATCTCAAAGATGTCAAGAACAGAGTCAAACCGAATTTTATGGGATTGGAAACAAACAACAATGGATTAGACATACTCAAACTGTTTCACAAAAAATACAAACTGAATTATATTCACGGTGTTACAATGTCCGGGAATCTTACAGAAAAGACCCGTTCCAAGGGATACTCAGTTGATAAAACCTTCATTACAAAATGGTTCAAGAAAAAACACGAAGAGGGAATGTTTGAGTTTCCAAAGAATCCTACTGAAGACATGATAGAGTTCATGAACCAAATCCCAAAGATCATACCAATAATGACTGCAAACGGCTCTACAACTTACAAAGCATACAGAAATCAACATGATGATTTGTTTGTAGCTGCTCTGCATTGCTGTAACATTATTCGCTTATTCATAGAAGAACAGGAGAGATTAAAATGAAAACAAATGATGACATAATTCGATTAGCTGCAATTGCACACTCCAAACATAGAAACGCAATAGGACTGGTTGCAATAGAGATAGACAAGGATCTAAAACTGGTCTACGTAAAACTTGCTAGACAGTGGTCAAGGGATAAAATAAACGAGATACCTTATGAGATTGCCAAATTATACAATCAGATCAGATGGGGCAATACATACATTGATCAGTTGACAGGCCAGCACTTTATCCAGGATTTGAGAACTGTCCATCACATGCCTTTACAAATTATTAATACCCAAAAGAACCTCAAAGACCCTGATGATATTGAGAGAATAGAGGTAATGGATAAAATAGAGATGACACAATTCATGCTAACACTAAGACAGAATCATCAGGTACTATTTCCGGAAAACCCATCAAAGACAATGGGAGAACTAGAAGTCCAAATGTCTCTATACTCTGAATATAAGACAGAAGCTGGCAACGTGGATTATTATGCACCAGGAGACGAAAAAGACAATCTCACAAAGGCGTTATTGATAGATTGCTTTGCTGCAAGAAAATATCTCAAGGTAGGGGATGTTGGAATTTATGTCGGATCACAGTTCAATGAAACTTCTGAAATCAATTATTCCATGAGACAGTTCTAAACAATACTTCTCTTAATGATTAATCTAGTCAAATCATTATTTGACTGCAAGGAAATCAAGAAAGAATAAACAAAATAGTTCCGTACCTCAACCCAAACTCACATACCCATTATCATCTAAAAAACCAGAACAGAAAAAACAAAGACCTTTTCACGCAGTCGGTGTAATGAAGACAGAACAGGAAACGTCTTCATACAATGACGGCATGTATCACCAATATTCACCAGAACAGATAGCAACACACATTCCACGATATAATGTAGTTCCATATTCCAAAGGCAAAACTCCTAGACCTCTGTCTGCTGCACAAATCCAGCAAAGGAGAGACAAAAATATCATTCCACGATTCTTCATGAACCCATACCAGGATCTCGATTACATGGTGATTCAAGACATTTACTCTAACAGCATAGCCGGAAGAATCATCGATAGAAAGGAAGAACTAAAGTTTGGAAACGGAATAAGGCCAATACTAAAACTAAGAAACCCCAAATTACACGGTGATGAGGATGCACAACAAAAACTGCTAGAGGACAATCAGGAAATCATTGACAGACTTTTGATGTTAGATGAAGCATTAGGTGATCCTGACGATGCACTTGATCCATATCTTGATGCTGATGTATCTACAAAGTTCCAAGCATTGTCAAAGAACGCTGCAGTCTTTGGCAGATGCATGATAGTAAAACAGTTTACAAAAAGATTATTGCTGGCTGACGGCACACTGGCACCTGCTTCAATTCCAAATATTCTAAAAGTAATCCATCCTCGAGACATAGGGATAGTTGAGATTGACCAGGAATCATGGAAATTAAAATCAGTAAACATCAGATTTACATCTCAGGATATCTTGCCACACCAGATGATCTACATCGAAAATGACTCAAACAATCCTGTGTACAATGCGTTACACTATGGCTTTTCAGAAATGCAGTCCATGATTGGAGCCTCTCGTAGTTTGAGACAAATGATAGAGATTGACTTTCCAACCATAACAAAACATGTCTGGGCTGGAATTGGATTCATGTTTGTCAAGCCACAAGGCACAACCGAGGCAGAAATGTCTTCAGAACTAAACCAGATTAATTCAATAGCAAGAGCTGGAAGACTAAACAATCTGATGATAGATCCCGAGAATGTAAGAACAGACTTTCAGGATTTCAATCCAAAGATTAACGAACTTGTACAACTTGCTGACTTTTTGATTCGTTACAACATTGCACAGACTGGAATGCCACAAGCTTTGTTTGCACAGGAGCAGGATTCAAACCGTTCAACACTGGTGCAAAAGATCAGGCTGTTCATGGATGGCGGTCTAAAGAACAACCAAAAGAATTTCGCACAGCAGTTTGCAAAGCAGCATTACATGCCAAACTTCAAGGCATTATATGGAAAGGACTCTGAAGAATTCAAGACATTCAAGATTGAGGCAGAGTTTGAACCGCTAAAACTGGAAGCCTTTGACGATGCAGTGGATGCAGTAATGAAACTAAACCAGGAATTCCCACTGTTACCAGAGGCAGCAGGCGAACTGTTGGGAATTGATAACTTTGAAACCAAACTGGATCCTTCTATTCCAAGACCTGACCCCAACAAGAAAGGATTTGGATTTACTGATTCTGAAGGAAAGGAGATAAAGATGAAATGATGAAATCAAAAACAAAAGGCATTCAAAAGAACAAGTCTTCAGTTGATATGATAACAAAAGACTATGCAAACATCTTGGTAAACCAACTGCTAAGCACGACAGAATCAAATGAAATCCTCAATGCAAGATCCAAACTAACATTCTATGATCACAAACTAAAGGAATTGGGGTTAAGGGCCACGATAAAAATTGGAATTGAAAGGATTGAATGAGTGCAAAACGTGTATTAATAATCATCTGTCTTATAATGGCCTTGTTTGTCAATGCTCCTGCCATGGTACAGTAAACAATACTTCTCAATAGAATAAATCCACAAAATGATTCATGCAGTATTTCGCATCATTTGAACCCTTTGAGATATTTGACGAGTTCAACGGTGTTCAGGGAACCTACATCAAGTCTTTTCTAATTTCTGACAAGGTAAATCTAAACAAGTGGCAGGCAACTCACGAGGCCAACATATCAAATCTTGATTCGTTTCTCGGAAGACCAGGGATAAATTACATCAACCCACAAACAGGAAAGCGTGATCATACAGGGGCCACATCATTTGAAAAATCATTACAGTTACAGGAGCTGTACCGAGCAGCATCAATAATTGCAGTAGGCTCTGACATTCCTACTAAAAAGAACTGGCAAGTCTCAAAGATGGTAGATGACAAGGTTACACAGCAAATAAAGTCAGGAGAAATCAAGTTTATCAGCCCTTCAATCTGGCCTGAAGAAAACGCAGTTGAGATAATCCAACAGACAGACGGTGATACGGTTGATGTTGTTCATGATTACAAAGGGTTACACTATGCATTTGTCGATGACCCAGCATTTGGGGTTGAGGCAGAAATCAAATCATTCTGTGACGGTACTACAAAGCAATGTCAGACAGAACTGCAAAAGTTTGATGCATCAATAAATGAAGTCGGTCCAATCACTGACCACAAGATAATCCTAGAAAAATTAATGAAGAACAGCATGGTTGCAGCATTGCCTGATGATGTGCAGAAATGCCTTCAAAAGAAACTCTCAGATAATCTCTCAAAGGGAGAAGAGCCAACAGACAAGGATCTTGCGATAAAGATTTCAGAGTGCAAAAAAGAACTAGAAAATAGTTCCAAATCATCTTCAAACACTTCTCATAAGAAAAATTACACTTCCAAAAACCAAATGGCTACTGACGAAGAACTTCAAAAGGAGCTCGAAGAGACAAAAAAAGCTCTTAAAGCTACTGAAGAAGAACTCAAAAAAGTAAAAGACGAAGAAGCTAAAAAATCAAAGAAAGCTCAAGAAGACGACGAAGACGAGGAAAAGAAACAGGAAGCAAAAAAAGCCGATGACGATAAAGAAGACGAAGAGGAAAAACAGGCATTAAAGGCTCAAGTCGAGACTTTAACTGCACTAGTCAAAGTTCCTATTGTTGATAAAATCGTTAAAGCACAACTTTCTGCATCTGTAATTTCCAAGGATTCGGAATCCAAAGTTAGAAAAGCTTTGATGGCATCTTCTGTCGATGCATTGACTCAAAAATATGAGTTAATCAAACCATTTGAAACACAACTCAACAGTCTCTCAGCAAGTCTGAATGTCCCATATATGGGAAGTGAATCATCCTATGATGCTTCACTAGAAGACATTGATGACGAGGCATTGTTGATGGAGGTAAGTGGATAACCATGACCTTTGCAGCAGGCGATCTCATTCGCCCTGGAAAACATGATGTAGAGACATTGGCATTGGCTACAGGTACAATCACCAAAGGAAACTTTGTCACTTCATCTTCTGGAAATGCAGTAGCACTTGCTGCCTCAACTGATACCACCACTGGTGTCTTTGTCGCAGTCGAGACTAGAGTATTTGCAGCAGGTAAGGTAACTGATGTACAGTTAGCTGGTTCTGGATCTTACGTTGTAGTTACCATGGGCGGTATAGTACAACCAAACGGCTATGTCAAAATTGCAGCAGGCAACAAGGCAGTAGCTGCAACTGGTAGTGCTGTAGCAGGAGGCGACTTGGCAAAAGGCTGGATTATTGGCAGATATATCAAACATCCTGGAGAAGATAAAGCAACTCCTTCAGCAGATACCGAATTAGGCGTAATCCTATTAGGAGCAGTCTAGATTGTCTGAACATAAAGTATTCACTTACTGGCCAAAGAACGGAGCAGTCTATTCTGGCGTTGGTGCCGAGCATATGGACCTCAAGCAATTTGACGGTTCACATCAAAAACTCGGACACATTCGCTATGATGCATCTACCAAAAAATATAACATCAGATATGGTGCAAAAACCAAACAAACTCTTGTTGCAATGAAAAACAAAACTTTCAATGCAGCAGTAGGGGACACATCCATTGATCACATCAATGCATTCCCATTACTTAGAGAAATGGTTGGTACACCGGCTGAAGTATATCATTTGGAAGATATGACTAGAACAATCAACGTTCCAAGTTTGAATGCAAGAATTCCTGAAAGGGATGCATTCAAGGCACAACTCGGTGTCAAACCATTGCAGGAAGTTGACTTTACTCAAGTCAAATACGGTGAGGATCACTTTGACCTTACCTACAATGCAACACCATTCTTCCATCCTTCCGAGGACAGATTGAAAAGCGTCATTGACCCAATGAATATTGACATGGAGGAATCAAGAAGAGCACTAAAGGAGGCAAGAAATGTATTAGCATTGTTTGCACTTACTGCCCTTACTGATACTGATGCACTTGGTACAAACGATTGGAGTGTCGTAAATGCAGGTGGACGAAACACTGTTAATCCAAAGAAAGACATTCAAAAAGCCATCAATGATCACTGGGTAGCAAACCAATCCAGAATCGACAAGGTTGCAATCAACCCAATCGATTATCAAAGATATGAGGCAAACGATAATGTCAAAGGATTCCAACCAGGACTAGACGTTGTAATGGACGGTGTAACTCCTGTTAGAGGAATTCCAGGATTGACAGCATACTTGGATCCAATGATCCCATTGGGCAGACTCTACTTTGTGGATTCTCAAGCCTTCTTGAAAGGCGTAGGACCTCTACAAACTGAACAGTGGAGAAAACCAGAGAATAACGCAGATCTCGGAATAGTCAGAGATTATGTGCAAATGCTCTTGATGAACCCAAGCAGATACGGATTCAAGGCAGATATTGATGTCAACACTACTGACGGTGATACAGCAGGCACAGAGCCAGCAACACTTGAAGCAGCAAAGGCAATTATCGGAAGTCCAACAACCGTTGCAAACCCACCAACAATATCAAGTTAGGTTTCAAATTACTTCTTTTTTTATTTTTTTTCTCATAACAAGCATGACTGATCCAGATACTACTCCTCTAAGAAGAACCACAGGACAAAAAGACAATGCACTTCATGACATTGAGACAAACGATCCTCAGAAACATTACATGATTAACAATAACGGACTGTATGGAAATCACCAATACACAGACCTTGCTTTACTTCTCAAAAGAAACATTCTAAAATAATAATACATGTCAGTTAACAATCTTAATTTTGAATTCTTTGACTTGGCAATGACCAAGGACATTCTGAAAATAAAACAGACAGATTCTACAGACGATGCATTGTTACGAGGAACGTTTGGTCTAAAGTCCGAGAGATGGATAAAAAACAACCTCATTCCATATGCGGATTCATTTCCATTGTTACAGGAAGATCAAGAGTCTGCGATAAGTGCAACTTGCAATCATGCAGCAGCGGGATACAAAAAACATAACAATAATTTTGAAGCAGCAAAAGAGTTCAAAGAAGAGGCAAAGGATGATCTTAACTCTTTGATACTGGCACTAAAGGCAAGGCCTACAACTCGAACAAAGATTGTTGCAGCATCACAAAATTATGATACTGAGGATGACATATTATTCTCACAAAGAATATTTCGTTAATAATACTTCTCTTAATTTCCAAATCTAATCTGTCTTCATGAACGAATCAGTAAACCTAAACGAAAAAATTTCAATCAACAAAAGATATGATACTCAAGTTATTTTAGAAGGAAAGACAGTTCCAATTATCCACAAATGGGGAAAACATTCACAGGATCATCCACCAACAAAGTTTCAAAAATTCTCACATTTAGCAAAACATCTCTACAAAGAAGGAATCAGCTCATGGAGAAACGATGATAATATTGGAATTCGTGACACAGCAAAAATTGGAACCACACAGATAGTTGTAGAGAAATGGAAAGATCCAGATGCAAAGATTCACAAATTAATTTCAAAGGGGTATAGTTATCGTGACATTACAAGAAAAATTGGAAGATGTGATTTAGAGGAAATCTCAATTGCACATGCAACCCCAATCACTCCATTAAACACAGGACTAAACGAAGGACTACAGCAAGCATGGGATTTAATCATAGCGGCCGACGCTGTCAACTATTATACCAATGCATTAGCTAGATGTGGAGTCGGTGATTCAGCAGCAGCAGTTGTAGCAACACAAACAGATTTGCAAGCTGCAACCAACAAACTATACAAAGCACAAAATGCAACTTTTCCATCACGTTCAGCTCAAACTGTAACCTTCAAGTCTGACTTTATCACAGGTGAGGCAGAATATGCATGGGAAGAATATACAGTGGATAATGGTGCAACCCCTACAAAGAATCTTCTAAGAGCACTAAATTCACAGGGCACAAAGATGGCAGGCGTAACATGGACTTTGCAGTTAGATGTGACACTGGCATGATGGTGAAATGTCAATTACGACAAGTCAAATCATCTCGCAGGTAATACAGCCAAACGGCTCAATCAACGTGCATGAAAGACATACTGATCATACAGGTAAAACCTATGACATACAATACAATGCTCCACAGGGTTCAAACATTACTGCGATAATAAACGCAAGGGCCGTCATAATTGAAAACAAGCTCAAGGAAAATGATCTGTATCGTGCAATATTCATAGAGCCTTGGGATTATACGTTGGTTCATGCAACAAATGCAGACCTTGCGCCTTTTGTGAGGACCCTTTACAAGGAATCCATACAGGATCAAACTGCAATAATTGGAATGAGACTGATAGAATGGGTGACAAATAGGAGATTCACAGAAACTCAGATAAGAAATGCCTTTGGACTAACTTTGTCTCGCTGGAATACTTTGAAAGCCAAGATCCAGGTGTTGATAGATGATTTCAATGCAATACAGGGAGCAAAAGGAGAATGACAACCTATTATGTCGACTCTAATGCAACCGCAGGTCTAGATAACGGTACAAGCTGGACTGATGCATATCTTACATTTTCTCAAGCTATAACATCTGCAACAACTAATAATGATCAAATATGGGTTGCAAGTGATCATCAGGAAGAAGTATCTTTTGATACTACCTATGCTTTCGGTGCGGATGTCAACGTGATATGCAAAAATAAGACAGATGACAGCAATGCCATCATGGGCACTGGCGGTTGGATTGGCAACTCTACAACAAACAGATCTATATTTCTTAGCGGTGTATCCAGAAAAATATATCAGTATGGTATTACATATAGAACCGCTGGAACCTCTGCGGAGAACATTAGAATAAACATGGGTGGAAATTCTCACTATGAACTTGAGGAATGTTATATCTGGCAAGGCAACACTGGAACCGCAGGATATATTGGATTCAATGCAACTGGTGATAAATTAGGACACACAAGATGTAAAAATTGTACTTTCAGATTTGGCTCTGTTAATCAGGAATTTAGACTAAGCAGCGATGTTGTGATAGAGGGTGGTTCGATTTCTTCAGCAGGTTCAATACCTAGCACATTGGTAGAGCTTACTACAATTGATTCCACAGGTGGGACAATGGTTTTAGAAGGTATGGATTTGAGCCATCTCACAAATACTACAATCCTTGGTTCTGTCACAAGAAATACCCCTAAAATTTCATTGGTTAACTGCAAGTTGGGTACAGGTATGGTCATGATTGGAACCCAGACAGTACTCAATAAAGCTACTGGCAGTGTAACTATGTTTGATTGTGATTCTGGCGATAATCACATGTCATTTGCTTATGCCGATATACTTGGTTCTATAGTGATGGAGCAAACCATAAAATTTACTAGCGGTGCAGCAAATCAGTCATGGAAAATTGTGACTACTGCAAACTGTTCTTACTTTACACCATTTGTTTGCCCATGGATTGACTTGTATAATGATGTATTAACCTCACAGTCACCATATCTGGAAATATTGAGGGACGGTTCAACTACTGCCTATCAGGATGATGAGGTATGGGGAGAGTTTGCATATAAAAACACAGTAAACACAACAAAATCAGATTTTGTAAATGACAGGATGGCTCTCTTGGGAACCCCTACAAATCAGACTGCAGGTGCTGGATTGGCTTCTTGGAGTGGGGAAAGTGGTACTGCTTGGAGTGGAAAGGTTGAAGCTGGATCAATTACAGCAAAAGAGATAGGACATATCAGAGGAAGATTATGTGTAGGCCTTGCTTCAACTACTGTCTATCTTGATCCGCAAGTGAGGGTATGACCACAGTTTCAAGAGTATCGCCTAACGGGTGGACTCAATACGATGATGCTTCTACAATATCAAGGGTAACCCCTAGCGGGTGGATTCAGTTTATAGCCACAGGTGGAGCAGTTGTAAAAACAATCACAGACACGTTATCATTATCCCACAATACAAAAACAACAAAGGATATCAAAATATCAGATACAATCACACAGTCTGAAACCCTAAATCTCATCAAGACCATACTATTGCCTGAAAATCTATCATTATCACATTCTCTGAAATTCACCAAACTAATCAACATATTACAGACAATAAACATCACAGAAAACCTGACCTTTGTCAAGAACGTGGTAAAGATAATTACGGATTCCTTGGGACTTTCAGAGTCAGTCAAGACAATAAAGACGGTAAAACTGTCTGATGCCATTTTGATATCTGAGATTATATCAAAGACGGTTTCAGGTGCAATAACCAAACTTATCACGGATTCGCTTTCTTTTTCTCATTCCATCAAGGTATCAAAGACAGTAAAGATTCAGGAAACAATATCGATGACATCAAATGTCATTCTCTCAAAACTTGTAAAGATTGCAGATTCTATTGGACTTTCGCAACTTGTATCAATTGTAAAACCTGCGATTCCTGGATCTCACAAGGTAGATCTTGGAAGTTTTTCAACATCACAAAGAACCGCAAAACAATACAAGGCAACTGATGCAAATGTTAATTTAGGATTATTCAAGGCAGGAAAAACAAAAAAGATCTTCTAAAAACTTCTCTTAGAATCACAAATTCATTTTTTATCAAATGACAATAATAGTAAACGATGATCTTAGTTCTACC